AAAACGCAGCCACCAGCGGGTCGCGTTTAATCTTCCACTTCTTGGCCCTCTCCCGCGCCATCCTGAAGGCATGGTCATCGAGGGACTCTTTAGCTCTCCACTTGTCCAGCCTCTCTTTGGCCGTCAAGGGCTTTGGCCTGATGGCGTCAGAGCCGATGCCGTAGGCGTAGACCGCCACCCAGACAGTGCCAACCCTGCGCCACTCTGTGACGTACACCAAGCCAGATCTGCGCAGCTTGGCAACAAGTATCTGAGCCGACCGTTGGGTGCAGTAAGTCATGGCCGCCAGCTCATGCGCAGTCAAGCCTTGGCGCGTCAGCAGGTCAACGATGCGGGGCAGGCGCACTGATTTCATTTGGTGTCGCTGTGCTCGCGTCTGGCGTGCCTGTCAGCCTCTTCTTTACGCTGGAAATACTTGTTGCACTCAGTGCACCGCCACCAGGTTTGTTGCACCACGACAGTCTCTCTCTCGCGGTGCTGACCCTTGGTGCGGCCATAGAAGGTGCGGACTGGCTCAATCACTTTTTGGCTGCCTTTGCCAAAGAGTATGTCAGGACCGGCTTCTTCTTGCCAATGCCGTGATTCTTCTGCTGGGTTGCTGATGACTTCTTGCCAGCGATGTGCCTGCGCAGTGAGTCGTCAGTGCTGAAGATGGATGGTGTGCCATCGTTCCAATTGAATGCTGTCTTAGCGGTCATAGCCCCATTCCCTACATAGTTGTCTTGTTCGTTGTTTGAGTTTCTTCTTGTCGCAGATTTTGGCCTGCTGCCTCTCTATCATTTTCTCGCGCAATGTCAGAGGCTTTGGCGGCGCTGGGAACATCCCATTGACGCCGACCACCGCCATTGATGCGCAGATCAGGAGGCGAGAGATCATGCTGGCGTCTTCTCTTTTTTGCGTTTGCTTTGCAGCGGGTGCAGGCCAACTGTCTCGGTGTGCCTGATTTGCTCGCGGCGCTTTAAGCCATTGACCTTGCCATTGTTGATCTGAACAAGCTCCTTGTCCTTTGTCCAGATTGACGGCCCTGAGAAGTCAAATGCTGATTTTGGTTGCGTCATGTGTTCTTCTCCTCGGCAAAGCCGTTCTTTTGCTTGAGTTTGGCTTCAATGGCACGAATTGCTTGTCGTCTAGTTATGGAGTTTCGTTCAATATCAGCCACTTCCTCATCCGTCAGCCCCTGCCATGTGCGCTGTGGTGGGTGAGTGTAGAGGTCAATAATTCGTCTTGCCAAATCTCTGCGACTTCTTTTCCCGCCGCCTTCATCCCATTGAATGATGGTTTCGTAGACTGTTTCCAATGCCACAGGCTCTTGGCTTTCCAATTCTGCAATGGCTTGGCGCACTTTGTCTTTAATACCATCTGTATTCATAATCAAATGAGCGTGTTCGCCAGCATTTAACGCCTTAAGCGCCAGCTTCAATACTTCAATCATTGTTCTTCTCCTTGAGTGCATCAATACAGCTATCTGAATGAAATTTCACGATTGCCCAAGGGTCGATTGCATAATGCAATTCTGTTTGTGTCATAAGTTTCTTTATTCGTGTATTGCCAATCCACATTTCAACTCCCGCAAACGCCACAGGCTCCTGCGCTGGCTGTGCTGCGGGTGGGGTGGTGTAGAGGGGAATAGCAGTGACATCATTTGGCAATGCTGAATTTGCCTCTGGGTCTGTTCGTTCAAACCATACGGCTTGGCCTGATTCAAGACGCCACGCCACAGGCTCTTGCTCAATCTCTTGACCCAACCTCTGCACTTCATACATGGCGTGTTCTCTGATGGCTTGGCGACCTGCTTGGATGGCGGCATCTAGCTTTGAAAATGTCCCGCCAGTAATTCCCTGCAAAAGTCTGGTGATGTCTTCCAACGCCTCTGTCATTTGTTTCAATACTTCAATCATGCTTGTTCTCCAGATCTGGCTCTGATGGCTTTTGCTGTTTTTACTAACTGAGTCATTGCGCCCTGAATAAAACATTTTGCAATGTGTTCGTCATCGTCAAGTTCGTTTATGGCTTCTTGGTTTTGCAACATGGTTAAGTCACAAATCTTTGCACAGGCTTCACGTTCAATCGCAACCATCTTTTCACACATCAATGTCCAAGAAGCATTGGCTCTTGCGTTGGCTTTCTCTGTTGCTTTTTCTTCCACCAGTTTGGCAAAGGCTTCAAGGTTTTCAGGGCAAACCCAATGCAAGTCAAGTGCCTCATGCCCACATCCAGCCTGTCTAGCCATCTCAATAATTTCATCTTGTGTCATTCACTCTTCCCCTTGATGATTTTTTGCACCACTTCTTTGGTGGTGAAACGGTGCTCATTGGCGCACTGATAACGCCGATACACCTCATTGTTTGGCCGTGCCCTGGTCTCCAATGTGCTAACCCACTTATCGCAGACAGGACACTTCATTTGATCTCTGTCTTATCAAGCAAGAAGGCAATGAAGGCATAGACAACGCCAAACAAGATGGCGATGCCAAGAGCACCAAGCAAAACGAAGTTCAAGACTGTTTCCATAGTTTCAGCACCTTTGATTTGTGTTGCGGCTCCTCGACCTTGGGCGAGTTACCAAAGACAGGTTCCCATCCGCGCTTGCGCCATGTGGCTTGCACGTCAGCGCCTCGCGTTGGGGTAAATGCAGCGTCAAAGACGTGCAGGGTCGGCCAGACGATCTTCGTGCCAGCCGGTGGCGTCCAGTTCAAATCTCTTTTCATCGCTGCGCCCCCAAGAGTTCAATTTCAACCTCTTTGACGCGCTCTCTGAGGATCTGCACCTCGTGCTCCATCTCGCTGAGTTTCTTCTCCAAGCGCTCGCGGGTCATGTTTTCAGCGTGCACCCAGCCGATCATCGTGCCCTCTGTCACGGCCTTGCGTGCAAAGGTCTTGAAGTCTTCGCGGGACAGGAAGCCGCCACCTATTTCCATTGGCGGGGTAAATCTGCCGACTGCGCGGTCTATTTCGATCTGCATTTTTTCAGACATGTGTGTCTCCTTGTGTTGTTTCTCTGGCTTTCAACATTGCGTCTGCTAGTACATAGGCTTGCTCTGCCACCAACTTTGGTGTGTTTCCATCAGAAATACTCTTAAATATGTGCCCTGACTTCACAAAGGAAGCCGCAAAGTAATCACGCAAGGTCATGCCTTTTTCTTTTATTTGCGACCAATCGCCGCTTAGTGGAAATGCTGGTGGGTTGTTCATTCCGCATCCCCGGTTGCTTTGTTGATGGCGGCGCGGACTTTCTTTTCGACGGCCTTGGCATTCATGTTTGATCCACTCAGCATGGCGTCTGCCAACTTCAGTGCTTCCAGCAGCTCAGGCGCGGCTGCGATCAGGCGGGCGTCATCAATCCGTGTGCCAACGCCATAGCCGGGTATCTGGCAGATCATCTTTGAATCGTGTCGAATAGCCAAGCCTTCTTGCCTACTCGCATCAACAAACCACGGCCCCGGTGTGTGTTTGTTCATTTCACTAACTCCTTAACGATCTCAACGATGAAGGGTGCGGCGATGATTGCGCCGACCAGAATGCCTTGGGCAAGTTCTTTGATGGTCATTCCTCATTCTCCTCTTCGCACAGCTCACAGCCAGGGTGATCTGGATCGCGGCAGTCGTGGTGGCTGGCAAGGTTGGCCTGATACCGGCGGCGGTGAAAGTCTTCGGTTCGCATGTAGTCAAGATCTGATTCGTCGAGTTGGTGGGGCATGATTGGTCCTTAAAAGTGGAGGCCGAAGCCTCCGAAAAAATTAGTAAATGTTGGCCTTACCGCGAGAGGCGTAAGAGGCGCAAACTGACTCCTCATAGCTTGCGTCTGCATCGTCTTGAAGGGCTTGCCACAATGCTTCGTCTTGTTCTGTCCACTGGTTGTTTGTTGTTTGTTCGTCCATGTTGCTCTCCTTGGTGTTGCGTTGTTGATGGGCGAATCATAAACGATTTGCACAAGTCGTCAACAACTATTATTTAATCCACACAAACTTGTCGGGTATTCATCCCCTACAATCTGCTTGCTGGTTATCTCCACCAGCAGTTGCCTTCGGGGGTTGGCGTGAGTCAGCCCCCTTTTTTCATCATATACTTGACCATCTTCACAAAACATGGTTAACATTCTACTCATGAAAGTTTCACAACAAGCAATCCACGACATCAAGTACAAGGCCGAGTCGGCTGGGTACAAGATGTCGGACGTCTGCCGAGTCGCAGAGATCGACCAGGCTCAAGTCTCGCGCTGGCTTAACGGCATCACAGAGCCACTCTACGGCAGCGTCATCAAGCTGGACCAAGCCGCAGACGCACTCATCTCAGCGCGTCTGAAGGTCATCAACCAAGCCATGGAAGATGCCGTCAAATGAGAGTAATCGGCATAGATCCTGGTCTCTCAGGCGCAATCGCAGTCATCAACGGCAATGACGACCTGATTATTTTCGATATGCCTACCATGACGGTGGAACGCAACGGCAAAGCCAAACGGCAAGTTTCTGCCACCGAGCTGGCGCACATTCTCAGCAGTGCCAAGAGTGATGACTGCCACGTCTTCGTGGAAAAGGTCAGCGCCATGGCCGGTCAGGGTGTCACCAGCGTATTCAGCTTTGGCCGTTCATTCGGCATGATCGAGGGCATCTTGGCGGCTTTGCACATGCCTGTGACCTATGTGGCGCCAGCCACTTGGGTGAAGGCCGTGCACCGTGGCGCAGGCAAAGATGCCAGCCGTCAACGCGCCATGGAGCTGTTTCCCAACAACCAGGCCGATTTCAAACGAGTCAAAGATGACGGCAGGTCGGATGCGGCTTTGATCGCCTATTGGGGGAAGCACCATGCATGACCCATTCAAGATCACAGAGCCAACCTGCATCAGCTTCAGCGGTGGCCGGACCAGCGCCTACATGCTGTGGCGTGTCTTGCAGTCCCATGGCGGCACATTGCCACCAGAGGCCATCGTCTGCTTCGCCAACACTGGCAAGGAAGACGAGGCCACGTTGAAGTTTGTGCAGGACTGCGGCCAGCGGTGGGGTGTAGACATCCATTGGCTGGAGTTCCGCGATGCTGACCCAGCATTTGAGCGCGTCACATTTGAAACCGCCAGCAGGGATGGCGAGCCGTTTGAAGCACTCATCAAGAAGCGTAATTACTTGCCAAACCCTGTGACCAGGTTCTGCACTGCCGAGTTGAAGATCCGCACCATCCACAAATACTTGAAGTCACTGGGCTGGGATCACAACGAAAAAATGGACTGGGTCGGGATGCGCGCAGATGAACAACGCAGGGCCGCCAAGATTGAAGACAAGTCAAGGATTCCCCTTGTCACGGCTGGCGTGACCAAAGAAACAGTTGGCGAATTCTGGAAAAACCAGCCATTTGACTTGGAATTACCCAACATCAATGGTGTGACTTATCACGGCAATTGCGATTTGTGTTTTTTAAAAGGCGGTGCTCAAGTGTTATCTCTAATTGCGGAAAAACCAGAGCGAGGTATCTGGTGGGCAAAAATGGAGGCGTTGGCGTTGGCGTTGGCGTCCAAGCCAAGCGGTGCGGTGTTTCGTTCCGACCGCCCATCGTATGCCTCAATGATTCAATTTGCGGCTGATCAAACTGACATGTTTGACGCCAATGAAGAGGCAATCGCATGCTTCTGCGGAGACTGACAATGGCTGAACAAGAACGCGCCACCATGCGTGAGCACATCATCTGGCTTGGTACAGAGCTGGAGAGACAACGCAAGCTCAATCAGCAGCACATCGTCTTCTTGAAGCGCCTGCTGGACCCCGAAGACTTGGGGCACGCAGCCAGCAACGAGGTGCGAAAGATCGCATATGTCCTGCTCATCAACAACAACATCAATGAAGGCAACGAATGAAACAACTCAAACTGCGGCCATCCTCTGCCTCGCGCTGGATCGCCTGCCCCGCCTCTGCGCGGCTCTCAACGCTTGTCCCCTACCAAGAGTCAGGTGAGGCCGCCAAGATTGGCACAGCCATTCACGCGCTGGCCGAAACCTGCTTCCAGCTTGACACCGACCCCATGAAGTTTGTCGGGCAGCAGGTCGAGGGCATCACCATGACAGAGGAGAACTGCGAGTTCGCCTTAGAGCACCTACAAGCCATTTGGGCCATTCAGGATGAGCTGGGGCACGTTAAGGTAGAGCAGTTGTTCAAGCTGTACGACACGCCCGCATTCAGCCTGCAAGGCACTGCTGACGTGGTTGGCTGGTCCATCACCAAAGAGAAACTCACCATCGCGGACTTGAAGACAGGGCGCGGCTACGTTGACGCCGACAGCGAGCAGATGAAGATCTACGCCTTGGGCGCGATGAAAGCAAACAACCTGCGCGTGAAGGAAGTCGAGTTCCAGATCATCCAGCCACACCATGGCGAAAAACGCATTTACCGCATGTCGGCTGACGAGCTGGGCGTGTGGGAGACGCAGGTCATGTTGCCCGCCATTGAAGATGCTGTGAGTGATGCGCCCAGGTTTGCGCCATCAGAGTCAGCTTGTCAGTGGTGTCCCGCCAAGACTATTTGCAGTGCACAGAAGGCTTCATTTGATGTGGTGGCGGCACAGCCAGACATCACAGCGCTCAAAAAAGATGACGTCAAACAAGTGATGTTGTCTCTCACACCGCAGCAGATCAGCGACATCTTGGACCGCGCACCGATGGTGGAGAAGTTTATTGACGCAGTGCGTGATCACGCCATGTCGGCGATGGAGAAGGACGGCATGGTCGTGCCTGGCTGGCAGTTGCAACCCAAACGCGCCAGCCGTAAGTGGGTGGACGAGACGACAGCGCGTGCCGAATTGATCGCTGCGGGTTTATCCGACACCGACATCTTTGAAACAAACCTAATTACTCCTGCGGCGGCTGAAAAGCTATTGCCAAAGGATCAACGAGTACTCTTGGACGAATTAACGGCCAAGGTATCAAGTGGCTTGACGCTTGCGAGAGATCGCGGCTTGAGTCAATAATGCAACCCCTGTAACTTTTGAAAGCGAAACGCAAAATGCTAAATCTCTCTTCTGCTGGCGGCTCTGGTAACTACATCCGCTTCTCCCCTCAGGCCAACGCTTGGACCAACAACCTTGGCGAGGAAATCCAACTCAAGAAGGTCGTGTTCGACATTGACGCAGTGCAAACAGGCTGGCTGTTGCTGGGTGTCGGTGTGCGCGAGTGGAATCCTGATGCCGAACTCGGCCGTAAAGGTCCTCAGCCGTCTCCTGAGCACAAGCGCGGCTTCATCGTCAAGTTCTACAACAAGGAATTGGGCACTGTGGAGTGGAGTTCTAACGGTGTCGGCCCCAACATGGGGCTTCAAAATCTCTATGAGGTATGCGCGGCACAGCGTGCTGCTAACCCTGGAAAGATGCCAGTCTTAGAGTACACGGGCTCGAAGTTGGAGAAGATCGGCAAGGGCACGACACGCATCCCAGCATTCAACTTGGTGTCGTGGATTGACAAGCCTGCCGGAATGGACCAGTCTGATGCCGAGTTCGTGGCACAGGCTGCGCCAGCTCCTGCACCTGCCCCAGCACCAATGGCGAAGCCAACGCCTGCGGCGGCTGCTGTGGCCGCCAGTGAAGACGAAATGTTTTAACTGACATCAGTCAAGTGCCGAGGTGTGACAGCCTCGGCTTTTTTTTCCTCTAAAAAATGGCAGCATAAAAAATGAACATCATAGAGTTTGGCGACTGTAGAGAAACGATGCGCAGGTGGAGTGAAAAAGGCATCAAGGCGCAGACATGCGTCACCAGCCCACCTTATTACGGCTTGCGTGACTATGGTCACGATGGGCAGATTGGACTTGAAGAGACACCAGAGGAATACATCGCCGCAATGGTCGATGTGTTCCGATGCGTTTGGGATGTATTGGCTGACGATGGGACGTTGTGGCTGAACATTGGGGATAGTTATTACAACTACCGGCCAGGTAAAGGCCAAGCCCTTGTCAAGCAATCAGTTGCCAACAGTGACCAAGACTTGCCACAGACATGCGCAAGACGTGGCAACAAGTTGGAAGGACTCAAAGAGAAAGACTTGATCGGCATCCCTTGGATGCTGGCCTTTGCTTTGAGGGCTGATGGCTGGTATCTACGTCAAGACATCATCTGGCACAAGCCAAACCCAATGCCTGAGTCAGTGCAAGACAGATGCACCAAGGCGCATGAATACATTTTCTTGATGAGTAAGTCGCAGAAGTATCACTACGATGCTGATTCCATAAAAGAAGATGCCATAGGAGAACGAGGTGGTGCGCCTTTAAAAGCACGAAATCCTGAATTTCGTCAAGGTGATGTGAAATCTGTCAATGAAGGATTGGCTAATGGATGGCAACCTAGTGAACATCGCAATAAACGATCTGTCTGGACAGTCACCACCAAACCCTACGAAGGCGCACATTTCGCCGTCTTCCCTCAAGACTTGATCGAGCCTTGCATCCTCGCTGGCGCAGCACCTGGCCAAGTAGTCCTTGACCCTTTTATGGGTAGCGGGACAACGGCGCAGGTTGCCCAGCACCTTGGCCGTCAGTACCTTGGCTGTGAACTCAATCCAGAATACAAGCCCCTACAAGAGAAAAGACTGCGCCAGATGTCCTTGGTGCTGGAGTAAACATGCAAGCAGAACAAATAGCCAAGCAGCTCGGCAACGCAAAGAAGGCCAACGGTCAATGGGTGGCAAGCTGCCCAGTACCAGGCCACGGCAAGGGCAACGGAGACAAGAATCCCAGCCTCTCAATCAGCATCAACGATGACGGCAAACCCTTGTTCCACTGCCACGGTGGGTGCACTCAGGAAGACGTCTTCAACACCATCAAGGACATGAGGCTGCTGCCAGAGCTGGAAGAGAGACCAGACCCGCTGGCAAACATCAAGCCTTTGCCGCAAATCAGGTTCGATCAGGAGTGGGAGTACCAAGACGAGGACCGCACCACGGTGTTCGTCAAGCAACGCATGAAGATCGGCGAGTCGGGTAAGACTTACAGGCTGTACAAGGTGGACCCTGACGGCCGCAGACATCCAACACTTGGAGACGCCAGAATCGTCCCCTACAAGTTACCCGAACTGCTGGACGCGAAGACCGCGGGCAGGATCATCTATGTTGTCGAGGGGGAGAAGGCCGCGGACGCGCTGATAAGCATTGGCGTCACAGCAACAACGGCGCACACCGGTGCGGGAAGCTGGCCGGAGGCCATAACAGAGTATTTCGCTGGCGCGAATGTGGTGATCGTGCCCGACAACGATCTACCAGGCTGGCGGTATGCGCAGAAGGCGGTGGAAGCGATTTGGGGCATCGCCAAGAACGTCAAGGTTGTAGATTTACAACTCCAAAACGAGAAGGAAGACGCCTACGAGTTCGTCCACCAGTACGGCAAGCAAAGAGAAGACCTTGTAGCAATGGTCAAAGCCGCGCCCAAGCTGATGCACATTGAGGATGTAACGGTTCCCGAAAGACTCAACGCGCTGAAGCTGGATGCGCCATCAAGTACAAAAAACAGCGAAATTTATACACATGAAGCAGATCATGTAAAGAAACAGGCAGAAATTGAGCATGAGTTTGCGGGAGAGCCATCCACCAAACAAACCCAAGCCAAAGAAGCCAAGCCACCAAAGACAGTCAACATTGAGGCGTGGGATGACATCCAAGACGAGCCAGTCGAGTGGCTGATCCACGGCATCCTGCCAAGGAAAGCATTCACAGCTCTCTATGGCCCGCCAGGCTCATTCAAGTCATTCATCGCGCTGGACATGGCCGAAGCAATCGCCACAGGCAGGCCGTGGATGGGCAACGAGGTGGAGCAGCAGGGCGCAGTGCTGTACATCTGCGGTGAAGGCTTTGGCGGTATGGGGGCTCGGATTAAGGCGTGCCAGATCCACCACAGCACGCCCAAAGGTGCGCCGATCTACGTCATTAGGCATCAGCTAAACCTGAGATCCAGCGCTGAGGACTTCAACGCGCTGATGATGGCCGTGGTTCAACTGGTGGAGACAACAGGCATCGAATTTCAGTTACTCATCATTGACACGCTGGCAAGGGCCTTTGGCGGCGGCAATGAGAACGATTCAGACGCCATGGGTTCATTCATCACCAGCATGGGCAAGATTCAAGAGTTCCTCGCCTGCGCATTGATGGTGCTGCACCACAGCGGGAAGGACTTGGCCAAAGGGTTGCGCGGTCACTCAAGCCTGCTTGGCGCTGTCGACACACAGCTTGAGATCCTGCGGTTTGAGGATCAGGCCAAAGGAATCATCAGCCTCACCAAGCAAAAGGACGGCCAAGACGGCATCCGAATCGGGTTTGAGATGACCGAGGTGGAGATCAGCGGGTCCAGCTTGGGCTTCGATCCTGTGGTCAGTCTGGCGGTCCAAGCCAGCGATGAGGCCGTCAATGAGGAATCCAAAGGCAACAAGGGGAGCGCCGGAAAGGGCAAATATCAGAAGGTTGAGATGCTTTGCTTGAACACAGTCGTGAAAAGCAAAGGAGTTATAAAGTTTATAAATGGCAAGCAACGCATGGCCGCCAATTTGGACGATTGGAGGCAGGAATTGTGGTCGCAAATGGGGTGCACTGAGGACGATAAGAACACATTTAAGACAGCTTGGCATCGCGCAAAACAGAGATTGGTGGAGTCTGGCATGGGCGGAATCAGGGACAAATTTGTGTGGCTAGAGTCAAAAGATCAGTCAGAAGACGAATATTGATACTGGATAAACATACAGGATACAAGTTACAAACAGTTACATATGTAACCACTTGTAACGTCCAAAGGTTACGTTACACACACACTGTCTAT